ATAATGAATCTAGAGGATCTAGAACTTGGAAATCACCTACAGTCCACCCAACAAAACTATCACTAATAGTTTCTTGAACAGTTAATTGGAATTCCCTAAACTCTGTAGCACCTGCTGTTGGAATACCTACAGTACCACCAACTCCTATGGTTAATTTTTGAGTTTCACCATAACCATATCCTTGGTTAATAATTTCAAAATCAATTACACTACCACCTAAACCAACAACTATATTAGCTCTTGCTTCAGAACCTACTCCACTAGAATTTGAAGTATAGAATAAAGGCATAATGGTTCATCTATAACAACTGATGGAGGATTAGTGGATGTATAACCAGTACCAGGATTGGTAATAGCAATACTTACAATATTACCACCACTTATAGCAGCAGTACCAATAAACTCAATATTAGGTGCTCCTGTGCTTAATGTCTGAACTCCTACATTAACTATAGTTTGAATACCAGTTCTATAACCAGAACCACTGTTTCCTATACTAACAGAACTAATGGTACCTAATCCAGAAACCACAGCAGTACCACCTGCAGCAACTAATGGCTGATAACCTAAACCTTCTGTAGATCCAACAGAAACAATAACACCACCAAGAGGTACATTAGAACTATTAGGATCAGAAGTAACTGATGCTATAGATCCTGTAAACTGAATACTAGTAATCCCTACACTACCTTCTATTAAAGTATAATCTCCAGGAACAGCAACGCTACCAGTATATCTTTGAGGTCCTTGACTTATCTGATTGACTAATACTATAGCATTACTAGTAGAAATACCAGATATATTACTTCCATCTGATTGGAGAGTAAATTGAGTGGTTAATCCTGTAAAGTTAGCAGAAATATCATCAAAGATATAATTCTTAGAATATGGTTCATCAGAACTTCCAGTAATACCAGATCTCATAAATGATCTACCATTAAAGGATGAATGAGTAGCAATACCTACCCAATCCCTTTCATCTGGTTCATTAGTAGTAGTTGAAAGAGGAACTAATCCTACTGGAGCAGTAAAGAAGTTAACTGTATTATCTACAATATTATAATTACCTTCTACTTTAGTAATTAATGTCCCATTACTATAACTATCTTGTTCAGTTCCCATCCAAGGTCTAGTAACAAGCAAAACATTAGTAGCACCTAATCCAACAGAATCTACCTTCATAACCTCACTACCAATCTTTAACAAATCGCCACCAGTAATAGAAGTAATTCCTGACAACTTAATTTTATCAGTAGTAGATGATACATCAGCACTAATAGTAGTTGTTACAGAAGTTGCAACTATTGGAGATTGAATTACATTATCAATACTCAATACAACCCTTGAGTTTTGCTTAGTAGAAGTAAAGGAATGAGAAGTTCCAACACCCACAGCAGTAATATCCAAATAAGTAGGAGTAGTCTTTAATGCATTTTCTGCAGAACTAGCAAGTCTAAGAGTAGAATCATCAACCTTAACAGCGTAGACTGTTGAAGGCATCTTATCAGTACTACCATATCCAGTTATTGTTTGAGTGGTAATACCTATAGATGAAGTAGTACCAGAACCAGTATACCTATAAGATAGCTGCTCTCCAGTAACGAAGTAATGATCAGGTATCCTAACTGTATCTTCATTTAAATTAACTGTAGTTGTAGCACTTCCTACAAAGTTTCTCTTAAAGATTGGAAGTTGTCTATGCTTAAGATCAAATGCTCTCTTAACATCAGTCTCAGTGGCAGTATAAGCACCATACCCAGTATCAATAGTAGCATTAGTTAAATCTATTTCAGTAACAGAATTTGCCTCATCAACTAGTCTCAGAGCAGCTTGGAATACCCTAACCTGAACATTAGCACTTGCTATAGGTTTAAATGTTAGAGTAGTATAATCTCCAGAAATAGCAGCATTAAAATCACCAAGGTTTGTTACAGTTTGGTTTATAGCGTATTCTGTTATATAAGAAGTAGTTCCATCATCAACTACTATCACTTCAGATATTTGATAATGACTATTAGTAGTATCTTCTACACATACAACATAATATGCACCATTAAATGTTTCACTTTCATATTGTGCTATTGTTGTAGCAGATGGAGAACCACTAGAAGATATAGCAGTATATCTAGAATCCAAATTGGAAGTGTTTAATGATGTAGTACCAACTCCAGCAGATGAAGCATTTCCAAAGTCAACATGCAAAGTATTAGCAACATATGTACTTGCAGTAGATACTGTAGGATGAAGATCTAAATGAACTCTAGATCCAGCAATATAAGCACTATAAGTACCAAGTCCTGGTTCTCCAGATGCACTACCAACAATACCAGTAGTTAATTGACCATATTCTACTAAATCTACATTAGTTCCATCATGAACTAAAGTTATTTCATCATGCTCCCAATATGATGCATCACTAGCAGCATAAGAAACTAAAACCTTAGATCCTCTATAAGTAGTAGCAAAAGAAACAATATTATGTTGGGTAGTAATTCCTAATGGGATAGTAGTGGTACTACTTACAATATTAACAATTCCACCTAATCCAGTAGATCCTACTCCAGCAACACTATCCGAAATATTAAAAGCAATGTTTGAAACGTCATAATTGTTATATTTAAATTTCTTAGGATAGAATAAAAGTCTTCCATCATCACCAGCAATATCCATATCATAGGAACCTAAATCCCCACCAAATTCGCCGAGGTCAGTGTTAGTTTCAACTCTACCATATTGATTTAAGAAAATATTACCACTATCATCATGAAGCGCAGAAACCAATAATATCTGTCTTTCTTTAGTATATCTCTTATCCCTAATAAAGGTAATATATTTTCTATATCTAACGTTAGCTAAGGTGAAACTATCAACAGACATAAATGCATCTGTTCTGGCATTATCATTAAAATCACCACTAATATCATCAATAGTCAAAACTCTATTACCTATAGATTCACTATAATCTTGTAGGATTTTAGAATCAAAAACTATTTCATTAGAAATTACTTTTGAATCTATAGTTAAAGTTTTTTCTCTTGCAAGATCAAAATCAAATACAGTATTTAAATCCATAATAGAAATTAAATCTGTTATGACTTCAAACTTGGTTTCATTTTGTTCTGTACTTATTCCAGAGTAAGATTCACTTCTTACAGTCAAATCACTAAATTTCTTAAATCCTGCAGTATGGTTTAAAGAAGAAACTGCTTCTTTCCACTTCTCATACTGAACTTCAGATTGGAGAGAATATGAAAAATATTGATAATAATCACTATCAAAAAGTCTTTGTTGATTATTATTTAAGAATCCAGAATTAGACTTCCATCCTTCTTTAACTACTGAAGAAGAATCAACATTATAGAAAGAATTATAAGAAGAAGAATCAACAATAGAACCTTTTGTCTCTGAAGTTTCTCCTATTATAGATTCATCTTTTAAGAAGGTGTGTGAAGAAGATACTTTAAGAATTCCACTTAAAGGATTGACTGATTGTAAAATACCTTTCTTATCTCCACTAATTAAAGTCTCTCCTATATCAAATCTATTCTTTACTAATTTAATGTCAAAAATTGGGAAATAACTTTCGGGAATGATTTTAGCAGCAGAAGATGTAGGTATGAAATTTCCAGGAATAGATCCAGAAGGAATAACATCACTTAAACCATATCTAACAGTTCCAAGAACTCCACCTATATTAGGATGTGTTGCTTTAATTTCAAATAAAGTATATTCAAAATTCTCACTATTATATCCCTTTCCAGTACTTCCTACTCCAACACTTACACCTTCTATCATAACCTTCTTACCCACTTCAAATGGGTAATCAGCAGCATCACTAAAACTAGCTCCAATAGTTATTGTTACATCTTTAGTTCCTTCATTATAATCAATATTATTAATTGTTATCCCATTAGAATTATTAGTAGGACGAATAATAGGGGTAACACTATTTAAATCTTTACTATTATTTAAAATCTTAACAAAAGAATCTCCTATTTTATAATCTAAATCTATATCACTAACTACTTTCTTAGTTAATCCATCTAAAACTACTAAACTAGGTGAAGTTAAATAATTTGTACCTACAGAAGTAATTCCTATAAAATTAATAGAAGTAAGAGCATCAACTTCTAATAATTGAGGAAGTTGTGATTGAGGTCTTAAAGTTTTATCTGCAGAATAATCAAAACCAATATTTCTAATATCTACATTTGATATTCTACCTATAGTTTTACTTTTAGGTTTTAAAATTGCGCCACTACCAAAATCACTAAAGACAGTAGATATACCCGGCAATGACTTATATCCCTTTCCAAAACGTTCAAGGTTTATTGATTTAATAGGACCATAAGCACCTAAAGAACTTGTATAATATTTTAAATTTCCATCAGATGATAGATATTCTAATTTTTCTGGAGAAACTTGTAATGAGAATGATGCAGTAGTAGTACCAAATCCTACAATATTATGTTTTCCATTTAAAGGATTAACATGCCAAGATAAACTATTAGAATTATCAATATTATTAATATCTCTAATAATTTCTTTTTTTGCATCATCATTTAAATCATCATTTATAGGAGTTAAATTATAATATAAACCTTTTCCAATTTCTTTTACGTTTTTAACTGTTAAAATAGCAGTTGCATCTATACCAATCCTTCCACTCTTACTAACATTAAAATCATCAGTTTTTCTTGATGTATAAAAAATACTACTCAAATCATTATCAGCATAAAGATTAAAATCAAATGCACTATATGCAACTTCATTATTAGAAAATGATAATGAAGAATCTGATAAATCAAATTCTATTTTTTGATTCTTTTCTAATTTTATATTAGGGTTAATTGGAGAAATAGTACCAGCAGAAGCACTAGTAATATTGATTACTTGAGGTGCTGAATTTGTGGACTGATAATATTCATTGCATAATTTAATAGAATCTGAATCTACAACATATACATAATAAATTCCATTATTAATTAAACCACCAGATGTAGTGGATGCTGTATGAATAACTTTTTGTCCTACCTTATATCCATGTCTAGCAATAGTTATAATATTAGTTCCTACATTAACATCTCCAGAAGCAAAAGATCTAGGATCTATAACCAATCTTCGATTATAATCATTATATGCTACCTTTATAGTAGTAGTAATTCCAGGAAGAACTTCTAAAATTATAGTATCTTTAGTTTTTAATCCATGAGTTGAAGCAGTAGATACTGTTGCTAATGATTTTTCTATTTTTCCTGTTAAAACATTCTCATAATTAGTTTTCAGACTATGATATAATCCAGTTCCTATTCCAGTAAAATATAAAGTACCAACATTTGTAGTACTAGTAATTCCTACATATGCTCCAGTAGAACCTAAACCAACTCTAGCAGTAGCAATACCTATTAAATCTTTAGAAAATGGTGCAGCATATAAAGTCTGTTCATTAGAAAGACTAAACTCCATAGTACCATCAGTAGAAACTCCCAAAGCAGTTCCTTGATTGGTTTTATAAATTAATGAATCTCCAGATTTTAATCCATGATTTTCAAAATAAATTGATTTTGTAGGAATAAAGATTTCACTAATACCTGTTCCTGGATTTGAGAAAAATAAAGTAGATCCAATACCCACACCAGAAATATTACCTAAAGCAACAGATTCCTTAGGATTGAAATATAATTCTTTATTAATCCTAAAATTGCTATTAACACTTCCTCCTACAGGTTTAAAATATAAAGATCTTGGCTTTTGTGATATTAGAGAATTTGCTGTATGAGAAGATCCTACTGTAGAATCATATCCTCTAATAACTCTAATCCTAGATGATTTTTCATCAAGATTTAAAACCTTTAGTTTTTCTGTTCCTATTCCTAAAATATCATTTGCTTTAATATAATCTGAATTTATATTTCCTGTTATATTAAAGAAAGTAACTATGCCAGTGGTAGAAATTCCAGCAACTTCTTCAAATAACCTAAATGTTTCTGTTTTTATACCAGCACTTTGAACTAGATTATTTCTTATTCCATTTGTACTTAATCCACTAATAGTTATAAATTCATTTTCATAAAGATTATGAGGAATAGTAGTATATCCTACATACTGCTTAGTATTTTGACTAGGAAGAAATTCTACATTAGAAAAAGTTGTATTAGCAATACTAATTTGATTTATAGTTTTACCTTCAACTGAAGATACTTTACCCGAAGCTGGTTGATTGTTACTAGTTCCTTTATTATCAAAGAAAACATAATCATTATTTTGATATCCAGATCCTCCAGTAAAAATACCAACTTCACTTACTGTTCCAGAACTAACGTCAGTAACAAATGTTTGTTGCTCATTAATATCGTTAGGATTTACTAGAAAATCATAACTAGAATTATCAAATAAGAAATTATAAGGAATTGTATTTCTAACTAAATTTGTGCTATTTAAATTTATATTATCTTGATTAGATCTAATATTAAAATTAAATCCTATTGGTTGATATTTAAATGTATTACCTATAAAATAAGGAAATTGAGGTCTTCTATAATTTTTAAATGCCCCTTCAGAATCTTTAACGTTAGGATTAACAGTAGCAAAATATGCATACACTCCTTCTGGATAATCTGGAGTTTTGCAGAATCTTCCATTATGCTGATCTAAATCTTTATCAGTCTGAAAAACATAATCTTCAACAAAGAATCCATCTGGATAAATTTGCTCTCCACTAGATGTGAGAGGGTTAGGTCTATATGATGTTATAGCAACAGAATAACCAGACTCAAGTACTTTTAAAGAACCTCCTGAGTTAGTAGAATATCCATAAGGACCATAGATAGGAGAACCGTCATATGCCCACCCTAAAATAGGTGAATGACTTTCAGAATCCTGTTCTATATCATTCTCTAATGATAAATCTGGAACATAGACTTCCTTATCTCCTACAGACTTTTTAACATAAGTAGATTGTCTTAATTTTCTAGGAGAATATAAATGAGTATATTCTAATTGATAATCAGAATTTAATCCTTTACTTACAACTCCATCATCAGTTGTAATTT